TGGGAAGTGCCGCCAGAGTGGTGTATCGCTAAAGTCGCCCCAGCGCCAACTATGATAGTTGTCAGTTCCATCCGTAAATGTGAACCAGATACGCTCTTGGTGTTCTAGAACATCCTGCCAGATGCATTCTGTCTGATCATCTGACCACACCATGCAACTACCATTAGTGTATGCGCCATGTGCCAATTTGAAGTTGCGAGACTTCATGGGACGAGGGTCTTGCCACCATGAGCGCAACTTGGTAGGATTCTCTAGGTCGTAAGTGATGATTGGCGACAAATCATTTTGTATGATAACATCAAGGTCGAAAAAGACAAATCTTCCAGTGGGTTTATCGTCTGCGAAGTTGTGTGTATTGAATATGAACGTCTTTGGTCTGTCCCAACAACGTGCCATGCCGTATTTGAAATCATCCGATCCAAACCAGTATTTCGGATGAATGTCGGGAATGTCTGGGAAGTCGATGACTTTAATTTCATGATCAAAACCTTCACTGTTATCTGTATAGCAATAGAAATGAAACTCAAATCTATCTGGTGTATGTTTTTTTGCCATTCGGTAGAGGCGATTGACGAACTCGGCATCATATTTGGTGCCCCATTTACAACAAACGTAATTAACTCTCATTTCCATAATCCAATAATATTTTCATCTTGACAATCTGCTAGTTCTACTTGTTCTTTGGCAGAGGGATGTGGAACATTGTCTGTGTTGAATAAACATATTTTGGCATCTGATCGAAACTTAAATCTCTCAACATCTTCCGGATGGTGCTTCCCACGATTCCACGAATATATCCATCCACCTGGAATATCTTTCCAGAAATCCCTCTGCCTCCAGTAATGATAGTTGTCACTCCCCTTGAAGAAAGTTTTAAATATCGATTCGGAATTCTCAATGGCATCTTTGTAGATATGCTCGCATGATTTACCAGGCCAAAGCATCATGCTTGAATTGTAAAAAGTTCCACGAGTTTCGATAAAGAATCTGTCGTGTTTTTGTGACTGTGGTTGCCAGCGACATTGAATAATACGAGGTTTTTGTGCAAGTTCCAGGACATCAGTTATATCTTCTTGGATTACTACGTCAAGGTCAAAGTAACACCAGTTGCCTTCGTACCCTAACCAGTTGTGCGAATTGAATACTAAGAACTTTGCTCGATCGAAGCAGAAAGTTTCTTTACCAAACCAATATTTTGGGTGTAGAATACCATCATCTGGTATTGGCGCAGTATCACAGTCAATTCCCTCTGCGTCGTCAGTATAACATGTGAAAGTATATGACGTAGAATTATGTGCATAATTCTTCTTTACCATCTTGTAAAGATTATTCACATATTTTGCGGGATACTTATCACCCCACTTAATGCATACGAAGTTCATCATACTCTTTATCTGCTCCAGGAAACTGGTCCAATCCATTTAGTAATGCTATGGTATATTCTGGTCTATAATAGAAAGATTCATTGTGGTCATCTATACCATAATAGTCTGCACCATATACGAACGAATATATCTCACCTTTCGGAAAGTAATTAAATCTAAAATCTTCATGCCATAAGAATCTATCGTCGCCAAAATACTTAACCATGAAGTAATCAGGATCTGATTGAAAGTGCTCCCAAATATGCGTGCCAGTTCCTTCTTTCCACATCATAACACTGGAATTGTAATTACTTAAATACCGCATGTCATGTGTCTCGCCGACATGATCAGGAAACTCTTTATTCTTCCAATAAGTATACGCGATTGTGGGATAATTGTCAAGGTAATTCCACATATGATCAATATTATTTTGGATTCTAATGTCAAGATCCAAGTAAAGAACATCTCCGATACCTCGTTGACTAAACAACCAAATCTTATACCAGTGACCTTCTAAGTCGTTTGGTAGCGGCCAAGGAACAACAATTGGATCCAACCCAGTCGGGTCATCAGTAAAACAGATGTAGGTATATTTCCTGCCTGTATCTTCGACGATTTTATTCACATCTTCGGCAGAATATTTTGTTCCATATTTTAACGTCACGATAGTCTTCATACAACTCTCAGTTTTATAAATAGTGTAGAATAATTTATAAGGGTTCTCGATGGCACAAGTTCAAAATCTTTATATTGATCAAGGAACCACCTTTTCTTTGTCAATCGCAGTAAATGATCAGAATGGAGATCTAAAGGATCTTTCTGATTATACTGCTGCAGCACAAATGCGCAAGTCGTATTATACAAATACTGCTATAGATTTTACTGCAGATGTTACGTTACCGGAAGAAGGCGAAGTAACAATTAGTCTTACTGCCGATGAAACAACAGCATTAAAGGCCGGTAGATACGTATATGATATCGAAATTTCTAGTGATCTAGAAACAGTTCGCGTTCTAGAGGGCATCGTAGTTATAAATCCAGAGGTCACAAAATAATGGCACTAAAAGTAACTGTCCCGCTTTCAAATAATATAAATACAAATATAGTAAGCAAAAAGACTGCGTCAAAAGTGGCAACACTCGCCGACGTAGATACGGCAAATGTTCAAGATGGTTATACATTGATTTTTAACTCCATCACTGGAAAATGGGAGGCAGTGGATCCTGCAACTGATGTGAATTTGGGTAGAATTGACGGCGGAACTTATTAATACGATAAAGTAAAACACAAAAAAGGATAAATCTCCATGTCTACAATTATTCAAATTAAGAGAAGTTCAGGTTCGTCAGCACCTACAACTTCAGATCTCCTAGAAGGTGAAATGGCATATGCACAGGACGCCAGCAACAGCGGCGCAAGTGCAAAACTTTACATCGAATCAGTGGAAGGCGGTTCTGCCGCAATTCATGCCGTCGGTGGTAAGTATTTCACAGACAAGGTTGATGCGCGTCTTATCGATGCAACCACAACAGTTGGTGGCAAAGCAACCTTTGCTGAAGGAACAAATAATGGTTCCAACAAAGTAACTCTTAAGGCAGCCGATACACTTGCCGCTGACCTTACTCTGATCCTTCCAACCGCAGACGGTACAAACGGTCAGATCCTTACCACAAACGGTTCAGGTCAACTCGCATTCTCCTCACCTGCTTCGTCTTCATTCACAATCAGTGACAACCAAGGAACTCCAAATACGGATTCCTTCTCAACTGGTGGAACTCTGACTTTTGCTGGTTCAGCTGGTGTCAAGACAACAGTTTCAGACAACCAAGTTGCTATCGTCGCTGATATTACTGGTGCTACTGCTCTGACATCACTTGCTGATGCAGACGAATTCCTTGTTTATGATGCTTCGGCAACTGCAAACAAGAAGATTACTGCTGAAGATATTGGCGATTACATCTATGCTGCCGTTTCTGGCGACATTACAATCAGTGAATCAGGTGTTGCCTCGATTGCTGCCAACTCGGTTGCTCTTGGAACCGACACAACTGGTAACTATGTTGCTACTGTTGCTGGTACTGCAAACCAAATTGCTATCACAGGTTCAGGTTCTGAAGATGCTGGTGTAACTGTTGCTCTTACTAATGACGTTACCCTTGTTGGTGACCTAACAGTTGGCGGTAACGACATTAAGGCAAATGGTGGCACAACTGCTATCACTCTTTCGGGTGCGGATGTTTCGGTTGCTGGTGACCTGACAGTTACTGGAAACGACATTAAGTCATCTTCTGCAACTGCCCTAACTCTTGCAGGCTCAGATGTTACTGTTGCTGGTGACCTAACAGTTACCGGAAATGATATCAAATCATCTTCTGCAACTGCCCTAACACTTTCGGGTGCAGACGTTGCGGTGGCTGGTGATCTAACAGTTACTGGAAACGACATTAAGTCATCGGGTGGCACAACTGCTCTTACACTTTCGGGCGCTAACGTAACAGTTGCTGGTAACCTCACAGTTTCGGGAACAACAACTACTGTTAACTCGACAACTCTGTCTGTAACCGACCCTCTCGTATTTGTTGGTAACGACAATAACGCAACTGACGCAGTTGACATCGGTCTGTTCGGTATGTATGATA